GAACTAATATCTAATGACCTATGAGTAATTTAAAAGACATTAAAGCCATAATAGACGGCGTTTTTATTGTGGTATACAGGGGCCAAGGTAGCCTAGGTTCCTTTGTGCAAATTGAAGGAGCATTCAAACGCTTCGAAGACGCGGAGAACTTCGCTAATAAGCTACGCGACGAGGCCATTGCTGACGGGGATTTTCTGTCTAGTGTTAGCGTGGAATTTCAAAAGGTTTTCTAATGAAGTGGGCTAAAGTTAAGGGCTTCGAAGACCTAGCCATTCGTGGGACCGCCTTACTGCTTTTATTGGCCTTGGTTGGTTCCTTATTTATTAACCTATTTTAAACGCTTCTAAGAGCGTTGGACGTTGTGAATGACACTTTATACCGCTCACTGCGGTTAACGTCCCCTAACAGCCTTAAAAGGCACTTAAACACGTGAACAATGGATTTAAATTTAAAGGCGGTTTTAAAACCCACCTACCAACTAGACGACGAGGCTATCTTAGCACTATTTTGGAACTCGCTATGTAGCGGGTCAATCGGATATGGCGAAGTACAATTAGACTGCACCTCGAAGGAAGCATACGACGAAGCGCGGGAAGCGGTGAAGATTCTAAAAGCGGGAAGCCCTGAAGAATACGTAAAAGGCGATTACTACATTTGCTCGGAAGACGTTTGGACTCAGGTATTTAAGGCGGGTAACTTAATCGTAATGGAATACGGAGCAGACGACCAAACGTTGAGCGAAACTATTACACTAGACGACGTCTATGGGAATCTTAACGAGATGCAGATAAACGAGGATTGGATACTAGACGACTTCGCGAAGGGGAACGACGACGGAGATACGCACGACGCGTTTTTGCAGTGCCTGTTATTGGGCGGAATCATTTACGGATAAACTAAACAACTTTTTATTATGTTATCATTTACAGACATTAAGCAATTAAGCCCACAGCTAAAGGCTAGACGTTCGGCTGTCAACGTAATCATTGGAAACAGAGACCAAAAAGAATTGGACCTAGCTACGAAAGCAGTGAAGGCCTTTATTTCTCAGTTACAGGAGAACGGGTCTAAACCGACAATGAAGGGCCGCAACTCTCACCGCACCAATAGAAAAGGCGAAGAATCTTTGTATTTTAAGCACCAAGGCGAGAAGTTCGACAGCATTGAAGCTATAATTCCCATACCATTAGGCTCGCTAGTTTTCACGCTGTCTTTTGTGCGCTCGGTTGATTACTTTACAGAGGATTGGGACAAGGTAGCAGGAACGGGCCTAATCAATGCAAAGGTCACGTCTAGCCTTTCAATGAAGGGCGGTGACAGAACCGAGCACGGCAGGACAGAAGGCACTGCCCCTATGTACCTTAACCTAAGCAACGGGCTAAACGCGGCTAAGAAGGCAATGGAAGGCCTTACAGAGACTTTGTTAGGAAATACGGCTCAGGCTATCATTCAAGAGCTAAACGACGAGCTAACGGCCTTTAGAGAGGCTCGCAAATATATGATTTTAGCGACTGACGAGGCTGAATCAAATGAGCGTTCTGCTTTCGACGAAGCCTTTGAAGCGGTTGTTGCTGAGATTACTAGCGAATTAAGAAAGGGCATTAACCCTGACGACTTCAGGGCTAAGTTCTTGACAAACAGCGACTTGCTAGAAGTGGACCACACAGGGAAACTACGTAAGCGTTCGTTTACTTACAGAAACTGCCTAGTTCGTATGTTCAGCGAAGCCGCAATGCTTGAAGGGACTATCTGCATAACTATTGACAAGCCGAAGCGCAAGAACTCGAAGCATCAAGACGTTTGGAGAATGAGAAACAACAGCGAAGGCGAGGTTGCTACCTTTAATACTATTATAGAGCGTGAAGAGTTAGAGTTCCACACTAGAGAGCTAGCAGGTCACATAGTATCTTGCGAGATGCTTAAAGGCTTAGGTATTAATTTAAATGTAGAATAGTATGAACAACTCACTTTACAATTTTGCTCAGCTAGACCTCGAAGAGGTTATAGAAGAGGTAACGCTAGAGCAGCAGTTTCTAGCCCTTAATCGCTCCGATGTATATGAGATACACTTCGGGGTGGTTAAAGCCTTTAGAGGTGAAGCTATGAGGTCCGTAGGGCCTATAGCGAAGGGAGATATTATTAACTTAACACTTAAAGAAAATGCAAAGTATCAAGAGTGGAGGATTAATGAAGACGCGCCTTACTAAGGCCGTGCTATTATTGTGGGCAGGATTGATTATGACAATGAGTTCAGTTCTAAGCCTATTTTTGTGTAATTATTTATTTGCTATCAAATGAAAGAAGAAAGGATTTTTTCGGTTGCTGAGTTTTTCGGTAGCCAACTAGAGGAGTTTCAGAACTTTGCTGATGCGAAGGAAGGGAACGAGATTACGGAGAAGTACGTTAAGCTAATCGAAGACGAGTTTAACGCTATGGATACTCTGCATAGTATAGAGCGTTCAATGACACCTGAAGGAGACTTTACAATAATTATAAAGACTTACTACGGGACTTATGAATTTGAAGGATTTTGGAGAACTAACCTAATACACTAAACAATGAATTTACAAAACAATATCACAGACAATTTTCTAGATGCTGAGTACCAATACAACGAGTTCATTAATGAAGGCGAAGAGCTAGGAATTACAATGAGCAACGAGGTAGGTATGGTAGCCATTACCGACGAGAACGGCGAAGATTACGGAGCCTTTCGAAGCAAGACATTTAGTGAATTAACTTACGACCCACAAAACGAATATTATGATTAGATTTACAGAGAAGAAACTAGGCGAAGTTCTAGACAATCCTAAATACTACCGCAGTGGTATACGCGCTGACTATGACAGGCTAAGCGTTGACCTAGAGGAAGTTTATAGAGCGTACATAACCGAAGGCCTTATGCGTCAGTTTAACGCTGACCTCAGCTACGAGACTGCTAAGCACTTAGAGAACACCGTTTACGCTGTCTATAAGCTAGCCTTTGCAGATGCTGTTAAGTGGACCAAGCGTGCGAAGCGTCAAGTTCATTTACAAAACATAGACGACTTTGTAGAGGGTGCTACAAACGCTTACGAGTATACTGACCTTACACTACCTGAGGGACTAAAGCACGAAGACGTTGACTTTACTAAGCGTGACGAAATCGACGTTAAGCTAGAGGCTGTTATGGATATTCTAACAACTACAGAATATAAATACTTAGACTACAGGTTGAACGGACAGCGTTCAGTTGACGAGGTAGCTACGGAGTTGGGTCTCACGAAGGCTAAGGTTTACGATTTACTAGACGCTATTAAGCGCAAGTGCGCGGACCTACGTTCAGGACACTCTGCTAAGGAGTGGACCCCGTATGGCGAAACCGATTACAGAAATAATATTGAATTATTTTTCTTATCGGAATGGCTTGATAATGAGTACATTGGAGCAATATCTACAAATACTTTAGCAGTTTATGTTGAGGATTTGCAGGAATCGTAGTTCAAACGTCGTATATAAGAGTGTAACCCTGTTACTCATACTGAGTTAGAAACTATATAAGTTAGAACCTGAGTAGAACCCCTTTTGGGGGTTCAGTTAGGTACTGACGTCAGGCAACTATTAGTATTAACTAAAATAATTTATATGCAGTACACAGAAAACTATTGCGTTAGAACGCGCTCAGGCGATTATCTCACAACAAAAGGTACTTGGGCACAGCTCAGCGGTAAAACGGCCTACTACGATGACCTATTCACTGCTAAGGATGCACTAAGCAATAAGCGTAAAGGTTATATAGTAGCGAACGTGGTTAAGACCTCAGGCGTTAACAACCTGATAGCCTATTCACACACTGAAGAAGTAATCAATTAAACAATTATATATGAGTAACTTGAACAGCGCACTAATCGCAGTGCAATCGGAGCTAAAGGCTCCTAAGAATCAACGCAACAACTTTGGTAAGTATAACTATCGAAGCGCAGAAGACATTCTCGAAGCGGTTAAGCCACTTCTTAATGCAAACGGATTGTCTATGACTATCAGCGACTCAGTAGAGGAGCTAGGCGGTATGGTTGTTATTACCTCGAAGGTAGTTGTTAGCGACGGAACGGATTCAGTTTCAGCAACAGCACAGGCAGGTGTCGACCCTAATCGCAAGGGTATGGATATCGCTCAGTCTTTCGGTTCATCTAGTTCTTACGCTCGTAAGTACGCAATGAACGGAATGTTCTTAATCGACGACACGAAGGACGCTGACGCTTCTAATGACCACAAGCCGAAGGCGGCTATGAAGCCAATCCCGAACGCTAAGCAAATCGAGTCTATGAAGGCGGCGGTTGCGGCGGGTAATGTTGATGCTGTTAAAGCCGCATTAGATTCTAAGTACAACGCGTCCGAAGCGATGCGTAAGGAAATCTTAGGATAATGATTACGGGAAGCACGTTAACAACAGAGGTCAACGCTGAGGTACTTGAGGAATACAAATTCCCTGAGTCCTCAGTGAACTTCCTAATCGACGAATTGTACGGAGAGGAGTTGACAGACAACGCTGAAGACGCTTTAGCTGTTGCGGGTATATACGAGTCTGCCTTGTTGCAGTCTATTGTATTACACACGCTAGAAACGGTTCGAGGCGCAGAACGCAGAGGTCTTCTTGACGAACTTACAATGAAGGAGCTAATCGAAATAGTATACACAGATGTCGGGATTCACTTTTAGTAACCACAGAATAGCTGACGAACTAGGAGACGATACTTTCTATTTCGCAGACAAGACAGCACTAAGTAACTCAATGCTAGGTATCTTAGACGAGTCGCCTACCAAGTTTGACCTATTCCTTAAAGGGAAGTGGTCCTACCCTAGTCAATCTTATTTTGACATTGGTACAGCGGTCCACAATATATACCTCGAAGGAGTTGATAACAGATTACTAGTTGAAGGGACTAGAGCGACGAAGGCCTACAAGTTGGCCAAGCAAGAGAATCCTGACAAGCTAGTTCTACCCACTACTGACTATAACTTAGTTAGCAGTATGGTAGATAAACTTCACAAAGTACCTGAGCTTCAGGAGTTTGTGGGAAGGTTCACAGAGAGGCAACCTGAGCTAGCGGCTACAGCGACTGTCACTACACCCTCAGGCAACAAGATTGCGGTGAAGGGCAAAGGTGATTTGCTACTAGGCGACGGGTTCAGCGCGCCAACTCTGTTGGACTTAAAGACCTCAGCGAAGGGCTTGAGTGATTGGAAGCGCAACGCGTGGTACGGAAGTTACCCACGCCAAGCGTATCTTTACACTGAGTTGTTTCAGGCTGAGGAGTTTCACTTCGCAGTGATAACGAAGACCTTTCCCTATGAGGTCGGTATATTTAAAGCGACGCCTGAGTTTATAGCGAAGGGCAAAAAGATGTTTGAAGATTCAGTTCTGCAATACGAACACCTTTTTATAGAGGGTAACTACAAACCTTACAGCGCAGTAGTAGGAAACATTTAATAACAATTATTTTTAACTTGGGGACGCCCTTAACTAGCAGACGTGCAACACAGATTTATGAGCGACAAGATTTACGTAGGAAAAGCAAAAGGTATTACTACTAAGTTCGGACAGATTACTAAATTGTCTTTCGGACCTAATGACTTCGAGAAGTTAAACGCTGAGAAGAACGCGGCGGGTTGGGTAAACCTAGAAATCCTCACAGGACGTGACGGAAACCCTTACGCACAGATTGACAACTTCAAGCCTACCGCACAGGGTGGCGAAGCAAAGGCGGCTCCTGTTAATCAGGCAGCACCTTCAGATGACTTGCCGTTCTAAACGGCTTTAGAGTGTATGGTACATAGTCTTATGCTAGGTCGGGGTTCGATTCCCCGACACTCTCCTAACTTAAATTACACTTATGGCTAGAGATTTAATAAAGCTACAGGCACACAGCGACCTTCAAACGGTTTGTGACTTAGCTATCAAATGGTCGGAGAAATCCTCCAATCCTGAGATTACAGAGATGAGAGATGCTACGGCGCGAATCATTAATTGGACTATCTATCTAGAGCAACAGCACAGCACGTTTGATGCTATCTTAAACAAAGCGTTGGACGACAAGCACGAAGCTCTAGACAAGTTAAAAGAATTGGACAAGGTTAAGAAGGAGTTGGCTATCGCTAACGCTCAACTAGCTAAGTTCTACTCATAAAATATAAAAGGGCAGATATGAGAAACAATGTATTTCAGTTAGGTGATGTCAAGGACAGCCTAATGAGTCTACGGACTAACGGAGTCAAGCGAGGTGAGTGGGTAGGCTTACCAATGCTTTCAGAATACTACTCAATGAAGAAGGGTTCAACCACATATATTTATGCGGGTGCACACGCGGGTAAATCGCAGTTTACTTGGGAGATGACTATGAACGTCGCGCAATACAGCGGTTGGAAGTTCGCAGTCTACTCTCCTGAAACGGGTTCTCCCGCTGAGGTGTTTAGCGAATTGCTATGGGTTTACTTGCGTAAGCCTTTCCTAGCGTTCGATGAGATTTGTGCAACAGACGAAGAGGTAGCTAAAGCTATTGAGTTTATCGAGAAGCACTTCTTTATTATCGACAGCGGGCTTAATAGTTTGACTATCGAAGGGTTCTATACAGCAGTCGGTGAGTTAGAGGAATCTACAGGACTTAAAATGGACGGCTGTGTTATTGACCCGTTTACTGAGCTTACCACTGACGTTATGTCAGGACAGCGTGAAGACCTTGCAATCGGTACGGTACTCACTAAGGTGCGTAAGTATTCAGCGGAGCACAGAGTTCACACCATTATCTCTGTTCACACTAAGTATATTCAGTCACGTATTCAGGACGGTATTTCATTTATACCTAAGCCTACATACAATGACATTGCGGGTGGACAAATGTGGTCACGTAAGGGAATGATGATGATTAGCGTTTGGCGTTGTCCATTCGGAGTCAACGACCCTAACGGAGTTCCTTACGCCGCTAACCAAGTTGAGATTACAATAACTAAGGCGAAGCCGAAGATTGTAGGAAAGCTAGGAACTGTTACTATGTTCTACGATAGACTAAGCAACAGATACTACGAGCAGAACAGCGACGGCACTAAGCAGTACGCTATTGACAATCCCGCGAATGCTCCTAAGGAGCCTGAGCAATTAACTATTATGCAACCACCACCGCCTGAGGCTAGTCCTACAGAGGCGTTTAATTAAAACAATGAAGATGAGAAAGAAGAAGCAAGTTGAATCACGCCCACGATTGAGTGGCGCGAAGAAAACAAACCACGACTATTTCAACAACGACACTAACCGCGTGTTGGTTATCGGTGACATTCACGCTCCGTTCGACCTGAAGGGTTACTTAGAGTTTTGTAAGGAAACCTACGAGCGTTACAACTGCAACAAGGTTGTGTTTATTGGTGATGTTATTGACAATCACTACTCGTCTTACCACGAAACAGACGCTGACGGCTTGGGCGGCGGTGCTGAGTTGGCTTTCGCTATTAAGAAGTTAGCTCCTTACTACAAGGCGTTCCCTGAAGCGAAGGTAATGTGGGGTAACCACGACAGATTGATTATGCGTAAGGCGCAGACAGGCGGTATACCTGCTGAGTGGATTAAGTCTATGAGCGAAGTTCTACAAGTCCCTAAGTGGGAGTTTATGTACGACTACTACTTAGACGGCGTTCGCTACACTCACGGAGACGGCTCAGGAAAAGCTAAGTCTGCTTGTGTTCGCGATATGCAGTCTACGGTAACGGGTCACTACCACACTGACTTCTACGTTAACTACCACGTTGGTGCTAACCGCAGAGTATTTGGTATGGCTGTAGGATGTGGTATCGATGACAGAACTTACGCTATGGGCTACGCTAAAGGCGGTAAGAAGTCTGCTATCGGTTGTGGCGTTGTTCTTGACGGGACTACCGCAATTGCTGTCCCTATGAAGCTAGAAGACAGAAAGTAATGTTAGTATTAATGTATTACTCAGTAGTAGTGTTCGTGGGGATTCTCACGGGTGCTACGCTGTGGTATATCGACACACATTGGAGAGATGACAGAAGACCAAAGAAGTCTAATAAAGACTAGACAGAAGTCGTTTGCAGAGCTAATCAGAATGTTCCTGAAGTTAAACGTACCTCAGATAACAACCTGTGAAGTAACAGACGAAGCTAACCTAGTCTTGAATGGTACGGAGTATCACTTAGACGTTGATGACTACAGGGGCGTTAAAGACGCCTACGTATTCTACAACACTAGCAACGGAAGAATTTATATTGAACGAAGCGGAAAGGGAAAGGCTTACAAATTGGAAGTGTCCCTGTTCGACGAGTAGAGGATAGGGGAGGGTCAACTGCCCTTACCTTCCCCTACTTCAACCTTAAATTGTCACAAAGTAAGGGTAAAACCGTGACGATATGGTACACAAAGTAAGGGTAAAACCTTACGAGATTTGATTTCGGTAAGGCTATAACCTTACGAGGGTAATGTATCAATAAACAGATTACAATATAATATGTATAAAGTAAACAGCGAGTCCTTGTATGCTATCTACCTGAAGGGGGTAGTAGACGGATTACAAATGGAGAACAGAGAGCCACTAAAAAACCCTCAAGAGGTTGTAGAGTGGATTAGAAACTACGACAACACAGCGGAGTCGATTAACAAATAAGCAAATGAAGAAACTATTATTAGCTCTAGTAGCTACTGCGACTCTAGCGAGTTGCTCAAACGAAGTAAAGACACTAGGTGTCATTAATACAACCAACGGATTCTACAAGGTTGACTTGTTGTCTGCCTCAGTAGCAGGTTGGGCAGGTGGCGTTAACTCTAGCGAGTCTTTCGAGGAAGTTTGTATACTTGCTTTTAACTACGGCACTATGTGGACTATGACTATGGATTCTGTCATAACACCGATACCCGTGCTAGGAAACAGATACGAAACGGAATTTAAGTTTGCTGCTGAACTCACAGATACTTCCTTAGAGATAGGGAATGAGACTTGGTACTTAGCACGTATCTCAAACGGAGACATTCACATTAGCCGCTACACTGAGTACAACGGAATGGGTCAGGATATTCAAACAATGGTATTAACAGAGTTATGATAGAGTTTGATTTCACCGACATAGATTTAGATTTAACTAACGAAGATATAGGACAATAATATGAGAGACGGATTCCCACGATACACGGAGACTACAACTACAGATTACGGCACTGCTTTAGAAGCAGAAGCGACAGTAGTCGACAAAGCGCAGACGCGCAAAGCCACGCCAATGTACAGCGGGGTTATCAAGTACTTCCCTAACGCATTAGCTGAGGTTGCTAAATGCTCGAAGGCGGGTAACGACCAACACCACCCTGACAAACCACTACATTGGGATATGAGTAAGAGTGCTGACGAGCTAGACGCTTTAGTGCGTCACCTCACAGACCACAGCGTAGACCCTGTAGACGACGACGGAGTGTTACACTTAGCGAAGGTTGCTTGGAGAGCTTTAGCGGCCTTAGAACGCTTTAAAAGAGGCGAGGATATATGAGTTGGAAGCGCAACGAGGACGCAATGTTCGAGTACCTAAAGCAGAACTATATTCCTGACTTAAAATACTCCGACCTAGGGGACTACAGCCCTTACGACTGCTACTCGGTTGAAAAGCGCTGTGAGATAGAGTTGAAGTACAGGCATAAGCACTACCCAACTCTAATGATAGAGAAGATTAAGTACGATAAATTAATGTCGAGGGCGTCAGCTCACGGCACAGAGGCCATTTACATTTCGCAAACACCTGACGGCACGTTTGCCTTTAATCTAAGTAGGCTACCCGAACCGCAATGGTTCACTAAGAAACTACCCGCAACCTCGAATTTTGACAGACGAGAATGGATTGACAAGGTGGTGTCTAACCTTAATATTAAACAATCAAATAAAATATAATGAAGAAGATATTTTTAACAGCCCTAGTGGTGGCTACAACAACCACGTATGCTCAGAATGAGATTGACAGCATTAACGCAAATGTCAACCCTTCGGACATCTTGTATATAGAGGTTGAAGACGGAGAGACAGCGGCCTTCGCTACTATAGGCGGTAGCGACGAAGACGGTTCGGACAACCTAACCGTAACGTTTGACGGTGTAGGCTCTGCGTTTCAAATGTCACCCGCTACTGCTAACGTAACTAGCTCTAACGGAGATATCGGACAGATAGAGCCTGTATCTGCTTTAGACGCGGACACCAAAGACGAATACCTGTTCAACACTATCATAACAGATGCAGGTGGTTTAGATATGGTTGTCGCTACTAAGGTTGTTGTTAGACGCAAGGACATTGACGACATTCAAGTCGACACTGTTACAATCGCAGAGAACAGCCAATTGGTTCTCTCTACTACTATGTCTGCTTGGTGGACTAAGAGCAACGGAACAGCTAAGAAGATTAACAAGAATAAGGTAACACTAGAGATACTATCTATAGACGGTACACCTTACTCTGTTGTCAACGGAGTATCTACTACGCTTCCCATTTACTTGGTACAGAACGACCAACTTCAAATCACGGCCCCTCTCGACCACGAAAAGAACGAGTGGATTACGGTTCGTGTAAAGGCTACACGTAATAACGGCGGTCAGTCTTACGAAGAGGATATCTACATTAACGTAACTAACGTCAATGAGAATCCATTCCGTATCTACGTAAAGTAGTAGGAGGTACATTTAGGATTGGAGGGTTGGAGGAATATGAGGGCTTCATAGACTTCCAACTCTTCGATATGACAGGTCGACTAATTATGGAGAAAACCCACGTTAGTCCGCTTGACTATTACGTAGCTCCTAACCTGCCGAGTGGTATATACATAACTAGGGTCTATTTCCCTAACACACCATTCAAGCCCTTAGTAGACAAGTCGTTTTTATCAACAAGTATATTTTAATTATGTTAATAGTAGTATTATTAGTGTTAGCCGCGCACAATATTTGGTTACAGCGGCAAATGGATAGAACCAAGTTATTAGTCAGAGCGTTGCTCGAAATAATGAGCGAAGACGATGATTGATATTATTATTGGTTTGATAGTTGTGGTAGCTTGGAATGGCTACCTAATTTATAAAATGAAAAAACAATAGATATGAGTACAGATTTCAGAAATTTCCTACGAATGAATATGCAAGGCATTATCGCTTGTGGGACGGGAGCAATGATTGTATCACAGAGTATTTTAGAGGGCTTATTTTGCTCACTAATGTGGGGCACAATGATGTTTATTCTAGAGGGTTTTAAATCAATAAACAATAAGTAATATGAAAGCATACGCAGAAAGGGCTGAGATAATCGCCCACAACCCCGACACGGGTGTTAAGACCTATCGTATAGATTGGATAGACAAAGAAGGAAACGAGCATTCAGATATAGCGCACGGCTCTAATATGCGCTCAGCATTATCTACAGTGTTGCGTAAGCGTAAAGCTACAATGATAAGCAAGCTACCCGATTGGGTATGGCTAGCAGTGTATTCTGTTTTTATATGCACCTACGCTACGGCGGCGTTCACTCTGAACAGACCTTTGCTAGTATTGCTAGGATGCGTTACACTTCTAACAGCGGTTAAGTTGCTGTTTGACAGGTACTTCCGATATGTCAGGTAAGGGCCTAGAGGATGTAACCGTAGAGTGTTCAAAGACGGTTGCCTATCTACTTATTAGAGAAGGCTACACTATGTGTCGTAAGAACTCTGAGGGTGTTTATACTTTCCGAGTCACGAACTACAATCAGTTCTACGACAAGTTTATTAACCTAGCAAACAACTTATCAAATGGATGAAGAGAAAGCAATGATATATCACGTCGAGGTCAGGGTAGCTTGGAAGCGCAAGACTAGAGGCAGTGGTTATGTAAACAACTACAGGGGCACGGAAGGTGACTCTGTAGGTATAGTTACTAGAAACGAGAGTATAGCTGAGATGAATAAGAACCCTGTTCTAGTTAGTCAGGTTATGCAGGCTCTAGGAGCTACAGGGAAGGCGGTCTACGACTTTCACTTTGTTGAGGAGTTTAGCCGCAAGGAACTGAGCAAGTCTAACTTCTACACGAAATGACAGAGTTAGTCTTAGAGATTCCTCTACTAAAGCCTCCAAGTCTGAACGCATACTATGCGGGTGGACATTGGACGAAACGCAAAAAGGCTAAAGACCTTTACTTAGCGAACATCAAGTCATTCTTTGAGGATTATGACCCGTTCAACGCTAAGACCTTTAGAATAGACTTAACTTACAACAGCCGTTACGATTGTGATAATGCGATAATCGCTGTTAAGTTTCTCTCAGATTCTATTACTCACTTGAACATAGTGAAAGATGACAGCAAAAAGTATTTTCAGGAAATGTCTATAAAAGTAGACCTCAGATTGCCTAACGATACCTTTGTTGCTAAAGTAACCTTTAAAGATGTAGATTATGGAAGTTATTTATGATAGCGCTCTTGGTATTCTTAGCACGGCGCTTCTGTTTGTTGGGCTGTTTGTGTTCGAACCGTACAACAAGTTAACTGACAGATACCTGAACTTTAAGCCGTTCAATTGTTTATTCTGTATGACCTTTTGGGGTAGCATACTAGTGTTACTATATATCGGCATAAACCCTATGTACTCAATTATCTGCGCCTTTATCGCAGAACTAACCTTTAGAAAATTATATTAATGCAAAAGAGAACAACTAAAATAGAAGAGTTCACAAACTCGCACTCCTACGAGGAGATTACGGGTATGGAAACCGAGTTCCTTCTAGGACTTTACGAAGCAGTTATGCGGATTATGTCCAACGGAGACAAGGTAAGCCTAGTAGCTATCTCTAAGATAGTCAGGGTTTCCCCTAAGGAGCTTATGGATTACCTACCTGAGATTCTAGAAATGGAGAGACAGTTAATGGAGAGTTCGAATGAGTAAGCGTTATGATAAAGAACTGATAGAAAGCGAGGCTATCAAATCCGTAAGAGACGGAAGACTATCCGAGCATATTGGTCAATTCATATTAGACAGGGCTGAAGAGATATCTGCGGGTATCTTCAAGCCTCACTCTAATGAGTATCACATAGCGTTAGTAGACTACGCCGTTATGAAGGTTTGTGAGGACTTCCTAGACAAATACGTTGAGGGAAGGTCTGCTGCTAACCTGATTATAAGTATGATACATAGTGGTATGATTGACAGGACTAGAGCAACTCGTTGGAAAGACTTGTATGGTGAGCTAAACAAATCTCACGTAAGGGTTGTAAGCCAAGAGGGTCAGCGAAAGTCTGAGTTGATTCAAGTCGCTAAAGACGACACTATAAGCAGACTATTAAGCGGTGATAACATTAACGATTTATTATAATGAGATACTTAACAATTGACAACTTCGAGAACGATAATGCAACTATTGCGGTTGGTGATAAAGCTGACCAAATGGTTCGTAGAGACAAGGAATTTTGGGACGCGTACAACGCGGAACGAGAAGAAGAAGAAGAAGAATAACTAAAAAAAAGATTATGGCTAATTTAGAAATGTATGGACTCAAGAGGTCCAAGCGAAATATCACTAAGATATTCTTACACTGCTCTGCGACTCCTGAGGGGCGCGAACACGATGTTGAAGACATCCGACTATGGCATACAAGCAAAGGTTGGAGAGACGTTGGCTATCACTATGTAGTGAAGCTAGACGGAACAGTAGAAGAGGGACGTAGTATAAACCTAGACGGCGCACACGCTAAAGGTCATAACCAAGACAGCGTAGCGGTATGTTACATTGGTGGTTTAACTAAGAGTGGTAAGACACCTAAGGACACTAGAACTGAACCTCAGCTCTATGCACTACACAACTTGCTGTCTGACCTTAAGAAGATTTATCCTAAAGCGACACTGCACGGACACAACGAGTTTAGCTCTAAGGCTTGTCCTAGCTTTGACGTTCAGGCTGAGTATTATTACATTAACAACAACACTGTAAAAGAAGAAACAATGGTAGATGACTTTGAAATGGAAGGTGACTTTGCGGACTTCGTGGACGAACTGACAAACGATGTAAAGAACGAGGATGCTTGTTCTATTGATAACCCCGATTGCGAAGGTTGCGGAAGCTAATGAGTTCGGGTCTATTTAAAACAATACGAGGTTTGTACAATGGTGTACAGACCGCGGTCAAGAGCGGCGGCGGCATTGAGTCCGTCGCTAAGCTCCTAGATGAGTACAAGCTAACCGAAGAAGAAATCTTCAACGCAGAGGTTGAGTACGAAAGGGAGTTAACGAAGCGCCTACAGGCGGATATGGGTAGCGACAATCAGTTAGCCAAATCTGTAAGGCCGTTAGGGTTTATGATATGGACGGTAATGATTCTAGCAATCATATTCACCGACGGTAACATAGGTTCGTTCGAGATTAACAAAGCGTACCTACCGCTTATAGAGACAACGTATACTGCTTATATCACATTCTACATTGGTAGTCGTGGTGTTGAGAAAGCTATGCGTGTTTGGAAGAGCAAAGAAAAGTAGGCACAACCAAGAGAGGGGAATCCATAGCGGGTTCCCCTTTTTTTTGGTTTATACTTTCCTGTGGTTAAGATTGCTCGCGCTTACTAAGTAAGTACCACTTATGTAGAGAGTATCCTAAACCTACAAGTAGAGTCATAGTAGTTAATGCTACATTTATTTCTACTAGCCCGAAGCCTATCGCTGATAAATTCACAGCGTAGAATTTTAAGTCGTTTATACCCATTTTACCGTGTTCCATAATCCAATCCCTACCCTACCTCCGTTGATTGTTTATGATTTGTTATTAAGTTAATCCGCTTATATTTACAGTCTGAATATCGTTAGCCTGCATACTGTTAAGTTGCAGCTTGGTATGGTTTTGGTCTGAAGGATAAACTTCGTTTCTAATTCCATTAGCAAAAGAGTCAGAGCTACCATCGCCCATCAAGTAAATCTGAGTACCACCATAACCAATATATTGATTTGCAGGAGTGTAACCCGAGAATGAAGTTGAGTTAGTCCATCTAACAAATTGTCCAACTCTGTAGTCATCTTCCCATTTCTTAGGGTCAGTAATCATTAGCTTAATCTCAGCATCAGTAGGTATAGCAAAGTTTGTTCTTAGAGTTGTTACAACCATACTAGCAACCTGCCCGTGAAAGTTTCTGTTGCTTCCACGACCACCAATAGTAAAATCACCTACAACACTTCTATCCATTCTGTTACCTGTAGATGTCCAATTAGCACTCGTAGACAAGTTACTTCCTAGTGTAGCAAAAGAATCACCACTACTCATTACTCTAATATCAAAAGCATCTGCTAAGTTACTAGCACTAGCATTAGAGCCACTTAGTCTAGTTCCTTTGTGAGCAATATAAATCCCATACCATTGTGAGCTTCCTAGAGAAGATATACTGTGTACTTCACATTCATTGTAGCCTGAGCCTTCACGACCCCATCCAAAGTATACTTGACCGTTAGCATCAATTCTCAAATAGATATTGTCGTTACCTGTAGAAGCTCCTTCACCACTATTCCAAATGTGTTGGTTACTACTGTTTCTATCTGTTTTAAATACAATTGCAGTAGCCCAAGGTCTAGCATTAGAATGGTCAGAAGTATAATCACTATTGCTACTATGAGCGCTAGCTGTTGCACTTAGATTGGCCATTCTAAGAGCGTTGTTATTACCTGAAGTGCTTACTTGCTTTAAATGCTCGTTACCACCACTGAAGTCTACAGCCTTAGTCCAAGAGGTTAGGTTGGTTGGCGCAGGAGCATCCTCGTTAGTTATAGTTAGCTCTAATGAGCCTACACTACTACCATAAGAGTTTGCTTTAGTTACAGTAATGCTGTATAAGTCGCTAGGGTTAGCTACATTGTCTCCTGTTACTTCAGGAGCCGTACCTTGTAAGTATCCTGAGACAGAGTTGTAAGCCAATCCCGCAGGTATGTTGCTTAGTGCGTAAGTGTTAGCATCACCCGCAGGTTTGATTTGAAGGTTGATGTTATCCCCCTCGACTACCGTTATAGATTGACTGAACTGACTAGGTATGTAGTTAGCATCATCACCTGTTTGTATCTCGTTCCAAGCTATTCCTTCAGGTCCTACGGGAGCAGAAGAGCTAGCGTGAGTCATATACGTGTCAGGCATATACCAAGTCTGAACGGTTGGCTGCTCGTCGATAAAGGTATGCGTGTGCGCCGCACCTGCTCCGTCCGCTGCTGTTCCGTATAGTTCGTCAACAGCCTCTGCGTCTGCCTCTGCACTAAATAACGGGTAGTAGAACTCACCATCAGGAGACTCTACATAATACCAAGTAAACTCTGCTCCTAGAACAGCTTCGTTTACTGTCATATTTCTGATACCGTTAAGCTCGTTAGCCAAAGGCATAACAGCGAAGAACCTAAGCTCTGTGTCAACGGCTACGGTATTCTCGCTACGACAGATAACCTCAAATACGTTGGTAGAAGTTTCGTGAGCTATATACACTCTACCGTCGTTATCGCGACCTAATCTAAATTTAGTCTTAGTCTGTGGATTGTTAGAGAATCCCGCTTCGTTAATCTTACCCGCACCGTTTTCGCTATCCGCAAAAGTGAATGCAGAAGGATATAGTCTAAGGTATAAAATGCCCTTAACAGCGTTACCCGCAACATCCTCGTCTAAGTCTGCTACATCGTAAGTAGTCTCGTCAAACAAGCCTATGTAAACACCGCGCGAGTTAGTCCAATCTCCGCTGTCTTGCTCGAACTCAAAGTATTCTCCGTTTTCAGAAATTGTCTCGTTAGAGTATAGTCCATTGCTAGTATCGAAGTTACCCGCTTCAGCGGTTGAGGTGTAGCCTAGGGTTGAGCCTGAGCCTGTCTCCGTGATTCTGTCTCCGTAAACAGTAAATGTTGCAGAGCTACTCGTTGTAGTAACGGTAGTCTGTGTGTTACCCGTGTTAGAGCCAACGGTAGTTCCACCTAGAACCTCGTTGAGTCTGTCTACAGCAGCGTTAATAGTGTTGAAACCTGTTACAGTTCCGTCTAGAACACTTACGTTGTAGTATCTTAAATGTGTGTAGATATCCTTGTTTCCGCGAACGGTAGATATCTTGATAGTTCCGTCAGCTTGGCTAGAAGCGTGTAGTGAGTTAACAGCGTAGATATCACCATTGCTAAACAATACAGTAGTATCGGTAGCGTCTCTTTGAGCGTCCAAAAGGTCGGTTTGACTAAATACAAAAGTACCTGTGTTGCTTAGTACGTTTGCATTAGCTGTGATGTATTCAGCACAATCTGAAGGAGATACAAAATCGTTCCCGTCTCTGTCCTGAAAGTCTGTATAAGGCAAGTTAAAGAACTCATAGATTACAGTTCCTTCCTCTACAGTTCTGATTTTATTTATTACGTTTATGTTATTCGAGTTGTTCTCGTTAATCTCTCCTTCGAGACAAGAGTTCCAATATACAGGGTTTGTTGACCCTACGAACGTGATACAGTTACCCGCATCGTTTCTAGTTACTTTTATAGCCATACTGTTATCTTAAAATAGTTACTAATAAACCCAAAGGCTGAATGATTACAGGATTGTCAGCTTTGATAGCGGGTAGTGCTAAAGCGTTGACATCCTCGTTAGATGTAATCCAAGCCGAAATCTCTACCCTGTTCAAGTAGGTGTTACCCACTGTACCTAGACCATAGAATACAGGAGATGTTGTAAGAGGGAATGTGTAGGTAATAGCATCGCTATCGTTACGGTTAGAGTACCACAATGCAGGCTCTATGGTAGTGTTTGCAATCTGAGGTATAACGTTGAAATCAAAACGAACTCTCAGTTGGTCGCCGTACTCTAGGTCGTTTAGCTTTATACGCCCTGTAGAACCTTCGTACCCTGTGCCGCTTGAGCTTGGGTAGGCAGTATCGTAGTCAAAGTTGTAATCAAAAAGCGATGAAACTCCTTCAGGAAGGTTAGCACCTTGAAAAAGACCTATTCCTGTTGTACCCGAAGGTGTTGGTGTAGACCAATAAGGGTTGTCGACAGCGAGGTGTACAGCTTCGCTAAGGCTAAGAACCTTATAACTCCCTGCGTCAACGTCGCCCTGAGTGTAGTTTATACCACCACCTGCTTCCCAAACGTAGTTGTTTGAGGTAGGTTTGTCTGCAAACGCACCCGTGTGAGAATACCCTGACTCTCCGCTACCTGACTGACCTGATTGAACGGGGTATTCCGTTACAGTTCCGTCTGTCTCTGTTCTCTTTACTTGTAAGGCTTCGTTGGCTACGTCCCATTCTAGGCCATAGACACCTGTCTTACGAGCAACAGAATGAGATATATTAATCTTATCGCTGTTTTGTAAACTCATAAACTTGTTTTATCAGCAGCCGTTGTTGCTATCGGTACTATCGCTAGCTGAACTGCTTGGGTTAGGGTAAAAAACTGAACCGCCGTCGAATCCTACTTCGTCTTCGTCGTTGAATAGGTCGTTATCACAACCTGTCGCTTGAGCGATAGCGAGTATCGTAGCATCGCCTTTAACGAACTTAATTATTCTATCGGACACGTAGCTTGCTTTTGACATTATAGAGTCTGTAAGAGCGTCTAAAGTGTACTGAGTTTGACTCTGTGCATCCGTGTTGCTGTGTGAAGCAGCAGCCGTACGTGTAAAAGTGATAGCAGCCTTAGCCGTATGCATAGCTAAACAATACTTAACTAGCTTCATAAGCTCTACTTCTTCGGTAGTTAGCGTCTGAGCTAACATAGCGGCCTCTAGGTGTTCGTATAAACAAGTTCCTAGAATATCCTGTAGCGTTGTGAACTGCTCAATCTGAATGATAGACAACAAGTGCGCTCTGTCCATTTTGGTAGGCAGAGGGAAGTTCTTGTACAAGTAGTTGTCGTCGATGAATAAGATATCTACCATTACTTTTCTTCTTTAGGGGTTACGTCGGTTGTATTAGCTCCTTTGATACTCTCTAGGTTTATAGCTTCTTCTACTACATCGAGAGACATTTCTCCCAAACCAACTGTATCAAACAGACGCTGCACACCGTTAAATAGAATTTCTCTGTTAGGTAGCGTTTCAGTAGCGCGGAAAATTTGGTACGCAGTGACAAGCTCGTTACCTGTACCCCCAAGTTTACCGCTAACCATAACGCCAAATAATGTAGGGCTTGTAACATTGTGGGCTGTTAGTATTTTAGCATCGTTTAATCTAGATAGAACGTCAACCGTCTTGTCTAGGTTAGAGATGTCTAGTGATTCAATCGTAGGCTTGTCCTCAGGCTTCTTGACCCACGCTAGCATAGCTTGCTCTCCGTCAGTTCCTGTGAACGAGTTCTTAAACGCTTCGTACTCTTTAGCTTTCTGCTCAGGTGACATATTACGTCCAACGAACGTAGCCATAACCTTAGGCGTAAAGCCGTTCTCTGCGCTATTCTTAATATGCTTACCGAAAGCAAAGTCAGCAGAGATATAGTGAAACGCAGAAATGTAGTTAGGCACACCGTAGAACTCATTACCTGAGAATGGGTTAGTGACATATAATACAGCTTCTGTTTGCTTCTTATCCCACTTGTTGAAAGCAGGATATACTCTAGCCTCGTTGTGTTGCATTGAGTCTGCACCCTGACCGAACATACGGCGCACGATATAGCTAGTGACATTTCCTTTAGCATCAGGCTCTGCTGCACGTACACCTTTAATGTCTAGAGAGCAAAGCTCTAGCATCTTAGTACGGTCTTTGTTCCAACGAACGTAAAGCGCATAAGCGCCTGACTTCTCGTATTGGAAAGCAGCGTGAGTAAGTACGTCGTACAAACCCTTATTAGCACCCGCACAGTTCTGTACAAATACCTTAAGCTCAGCCTTAGCCTTCTTAGTTTGTAGGAAGCTATCGTCGTAAGATACATCTGTACCTACAACCATCTTAGCTTTCTTTGTTAGGATACCTGCGTGAACAGGAGACTGACGTAGCATCTTGTCTAGCATCACAGGGAAATCATCCTGTACACCGAACTTGATATACGAGCCTTTGTTTGTTTGCCCTAAACGATACTTACCGCTTAAGTCTCTAATAGCATTCTCCAACTCATTGGAAGCTATGCTACTAGTTGTAGCCTGTACGTTTGTGTACGAAGCAAATGTTTCACTAATTCTGTCGAATAAACCCATTTAATTTCTTTTTAGAAGATTATAGAATCGCCATATACATCAGCGGTGTTCACTTCTGTTCTATCGTTATCCTCTACAAGAGCTAAAAACTCTATAACTGTATCAGAACCGTTAGAACTAACGTCTCTAAGACCAACAATATACTCGCCCGATTCCACACTGTTAGCAGTTAAGTCTACAATCACCGTCGCAAAGTCTTTGCAATTGCTAGGTAAGTGTACACCAACTGAGAAGGTGTAGTTACGAGACGCATCAGAAGTCGATTGAACATCCACCTCATAGAATTGGCTGCTCATATCGTAAGTTCTGATTACGGAAATAATGTTTACTTCCTGATTATTTAGTCTCTTCATCCGTCTTTGTGATGTTCCCTGAAGCTACGTCGATTTGAACGTCTCCATATTTTTTCTGCAATACTTCCTTGTAACTGTCAACTGACTCGCGCATAGCACGATAATGATTAACAGCGTTTGATTTTTGAAGTTCTAGATTGGCTACTACGCCTTCTACCTTCTTAATTTCAGCTACAATCTCTCTTAGATTAGATAGCTCCTTCTTAGTTAACTTCATAGTGGTTATTTAAAGTAATGCCCTTTTTATAATTTACGAAATTATTGTATGTGTTTTTTGTTTATAAGCCTCACCCTTACTACAAACTCTATGACAGCTATCGTAAGAAGGAACGTGTCTATACCGTTAAGGTAATACCAACTAAATAAGGAAACTAAGACATCTCTTCCTAGAAGCCTGTATAGGACACTGCTAACAAAACCCATAAACAGATAGGTAAAGTAAAGGTGTGGAATCACGACCAATCTACCGTTCTGTCTCTTTGAGCGCAGCATCTTTAAAATGCGGCTCATTAGTACGCTGTTCTTGTCCCTGTATCTACCTGAGACGTAGGGAAGTTATTGTTAGAGTCAGTAGTGTTACTATCAAAGCTAAACTCTGTTAGAAGCCCTGTGCTGAACGAATTAGCAGCATTTGCTACTACACCACTATTATATAGAGATGTTACGTTAGACGCGCTTAGAGCGCTTGTGAATATCTTTAATTCGTCGATATTAGCATTCATTCCACCCGCTGTGGTCGTTGAGTTGTGATTGTTGTTACCTATAGTGAAGTCATTGACCGCTGAGGTGCTTCTAGTTCCTGAGGCGTTAGCCGCAGAGCTAGTTATTTCTGTAGCATTCCAATACAGCTTAAGGCCGTTAGCAGAGTTAGACTGAGACGCGTCGTAAACTACGGTTAGCATACCCCAACCGTCAGCGTTTACATTACCTCTATTCGTGTCACTCCAAGGCACTCCTGAGTTAGTGCCCGTTCCTGTTATGGCATTGTTATCGTGCAAAGACCACTGTCTGTCGTAGTTAGTACTGCTAGTTCTGTGACGGGCTACAAGCCTGTTAAGAGACTTGTGATACTGCAAGAAGAACCTGTTAGCTGAGTTGGCGGACCCGTTGGAAAAGTCCCACATAATCTCATTAGCAGTAGTAGGCTTTTGTTTTACCCACATAGACACAGTTAAATCCTGAGAACCACTAAGATTAAATGGAGAGGTAGTCGCGCTTCTTCTAAGGGCGTTTCTACTCATATTATAGTAGTGAGTGTTAGTGTAAGCACCTGACGCGTTATGGTCATAAGAGAACCATTCGCTTATAGCGTGAGGTTCAGATTGGTCAGGTCTGTCAGCTACAGCGTTATTTGTATTTATAGCACCTAATACTCCCGTAGAAGCATCTGTTAGACTTATTATGTCTGTAGATGTTCTAGAGAGTTCAGTGTTTAGTTCAGAGAACTTTATTTGACCGCTAGATTGTAGGGCCATACTATTAAGGGTTAAAGATGTCAGAGAATGCTACGATATCGCCTTTAACGTGTAAAGCTCCGTCGTTCTGTAGCCTAGCTACCCAATCTCCTGCGGCGTAGAAGTCCATATCTCCATTGCCGTCTACATTGAATTGTATATAATTGTTTGAGTCCTTACCTATGTAAGAAACATCGCGCAAGTCAGACTCGACAGAGAACGTAGTCCCCGACAAGTCCAAACCTGTGCCTGCGGAATATGTGGTGTCCGTAGACGAAAGAGTAACCACACCCCCTGCGCCATACGCAACGCCCACATTGGTTCCCGCAGTAATATCAACTGTACCGCCGCTTGTTACGGTAGTACGCTGTGTTCCATTGGTCTTAAGGTTGAATGAAGAATAGTTATCGTAGAGGCCGTCGTGGTCACCCCAAGAGTAAGCTGTATTCCAATTAGTGGAATTACCGCTTGTTGCAGTTACCGTGCCTTCTACCTCTAAATCTGTTATTACCTTATTAGCCATATTATTATTATTGTTTGTGGTTATAAATAGAAGGGCGGCGTTAACCGCCCCGCTATAAAGTTATTATTAAGCTCTCGTTCCGTGTGAAACGATTTTCCAATCGCCCGCAGGAAGAGTCACGTTAATCTCTTGGTTATTTGTATCCAATACTACATCTGTAGCTACCTGTTGGTAATTGCTGCTAGACACATCGTATACTTGAACCACAGCACCGCTGTTCAAATCCATATTGTGACCGCCGATTTTAAGTGTTCCACCCGCATAGCTACTCTCTGTATGAGTATAGGTATGGTGAGTAGTTACAACGTCGATGTCAGCAGTACTGTCTTGATAAGTAACACTTAGTCCGCTCTCAACGTTTCCACTGAACATAGCGCCTACAACGTCTTCAATCTCTTCGTCAGTACGCTGAGTATTGTTGTCAACTACAGGACCTGTAGCTATAGCAGTAATACGACCTTTAGCATCAACTGTGATTGTATCAATCTTAGTTCCGTCAGCAGCGTCTCCGTGAGTTCCCGCACCGATACCCGCATCAGGTACAGCAGTTAAATAGTTCTCATCAGCGTGGTCACCCCAAGAGTAAGCATCGTCCCAATTAGAAATCTGAGTAGCACTAATTCCGTTAGCAACGTGTGCAAGGAATACAGGGTCAGTTTCAGTGAAAGATTGTAAGTAACGTCCGTCTAAAGATACAGAAGCACCTGCGTTACCCGTACCTGTTAAGGTAAGAGTACCACTAGCAAAAGAAGCTCCGCTAATGTAGTCGATATCATTATCGTTAGCTGAGCTAAAGTTAACCTGACTTCCTGAAGTAGTAATAGTCATACCACCTGAGGCAGCAAACTCTACAGCAGCTCCCTGAGCACCCGCGTCTACGTCGGTCTGTCCGTTTACTTCGATTGTACCGAAGTCATTGCTCTCTGTGAATGAAGTTAAGTAACGTCCGTCTAGGTCTATAACTGCTCCTGCGTTACCCGTACCCGTAAGAGTAAGTTCACCGTTAGAAGAGTTGAAAGAACCACCGCTTACGTAGTCGATGTCGTTAGACGTAGAATACTCAGAAGGTACAGGGATGTTGTTGTAAGTTGAACCGTCGTTAGTAAATGTCCAACGGTCAGCAGACTCGTCCCATAATACTTTTACGTTAGAACCTGTTCCACGCTCTACCTCAATACCCGCATCCTCGCTAGGAGTTCCTGCTTCGTTAGAGTTTAGTACTACTACGTTATCCTCAATAAGAACCTCTTCAGATAACTTAGAGGTAACTGCACCGCTAACCGTAAGGTCACCGCTAATGATAACGTCATTAGAGAAAGTCTTGTTACCCGCGATAGTCTGTGCGCCACTAGTGCGTACAACTGTACTGTCTACAGTAAATTCAGTGCCTGATAAGCCAAGACCGTCACCCGCAGTGTAAGTAGTATCCGTGAATACCGCGCCTGAAGGTACGTTTGTTAATACTTGAGAGTCGTCAACTTTACCACCTAAAGAAGTAGCAAGGCCTGTAACGCTAGACTGAGGTATAGCACCTACAGAGATAACGCCTGAAGACTCAGTGATAGTAGTTCCATCAGCAGCCATACCAACATACTTCCAAGATGTAGAAGACGTTTCGTAGACTTTGATGACACCACTGTGGTTTACAACCTGACCATTAAATGGAGATGTAGGCAGAGTTCCTGTAGTTTGAATACCGAAGTTCTGAATCTCATTCCCGTTAAGGTCAATGTCAATCAAAAATTTAGAAGCCATTTGTTTTGTTATTAGTTATTAGTTAAGATAAGCCTTACCCTTGAAGGCAGTTTTGAATGTCAAGGTCAACGACCTATCGTCAGTATAAGAAACGTCGCCTACAACAAAGTTGCCTACCGAGTCAACAACCGTGACCGCGGGGAAAGCTCCAATGTTATGAGTTATGCTCCATATATTCGTACTCACAGTTTGGTTAAAGGTAAACGTTCTGTTTGACCATTCCGTACCGTTGAGTGTTTTAGATAATACCTGACCTTGTAGGCCTGTACTACCATTGTTGTCTTTTATATCACCTGAGAAACCCACAGCAGTAGGAGACACACTCATAGGCAGCGCGTTACCCGCGCCATCCTCTAAGCTCTTCTCTGTTGTTGCCTCTAGTGAGTCAGAGGTTTTAATCAGACCCTTATACGTGTCCTTTGGTTGCTGTCCCTGTAGTGTAGCCATAATTAATTATATACCTCGTTTTCCCAATTAGTTGTTATAGTCTCCCAATTCACTGCCCATAGCTCCCAAGTTATCGGTGGTACGCTTATGCTAGTGCAAGAGTAGTAAGTTCTGTTTTCTATATATAGTGCAGTTTCTCCTGTCGAACTACAAATAGAATTATATCCGATTTGCCTTCCTAGTGTATACATTATCCAAACAGCGGTGTTGTGAGTGCGGTGTCATCGTCTAAAACAATAGAAGATATCCAACTCGTTGCTGAAAGTTTAACGTCAACGAAAGACTTGTCTTGTATGCCTGTTCCGCTAGTTGCGGAGTAATCCATTGTTAGCCCATCCATAAAGCCACTGACAGTGATACTGCCGTTGTTGTGTAGCATTAGACAAACTATATCTTGTCTGCGGCTCATAAAATCTAACTGATTCACCTTGTTGTCTAAGCGAGGTAGTTGTATAGTTATTTCTGTATTAACGATACCTAGACCACCATTAGTTGTCTTAGACTCTGAGAATGTAGTAGAGCCGTCCTTTTTGTTGTGTTGGAATCTAACTGAGTTTGTCAGGTCTAGCGAGGTCAACGTAGTACCTGTAACGGTGTCGAACCCCATAGTGAGGTCACACTGCTTACCAAGCACGACTGCCTTGATACCACCAATGTCCATTGCCTGACAGTTGATATCTATATCGCTGAACGCTATTGAACAGTTAAAAGCCATAAATTAGTATTTTGCGATTAGTTAGAAAAAAGGGCGGGGTTGCCCCCACCCCCTAAGTTATTCTATGCGGGATATTATCCTGCGATTGAAGCCCAATTAGCAGCAGATAAAGCAAAAGCCAAAGAGCTTTCCTCACCTGTTAAAGTCAATTGGTAACGGTTCTTGTCAGTACGTGAAGCACCTGAAGTTCCATCAACAGTTCCTGCGTACAATCCGTACTCGAAACCTACTAAGTGATGAGTACCTGCCGCAGTCTGAACGAAAGCAACTAACTCAGCACCACCTACAGCCATCTGCTCAAGAGCATCACGCTTCGCTACGTTCATTACAGGGAACTCGATAGCGATAGTTGGAATAGAAGAAACAGAACCATCTCCGTTTACAGTTTTAACATCGTTGAATACAGAGAAACCATCTTTGTTATTGAAGTTCAATTCAACAACATCACCGTCAGCTAACAAGTTAGCAGTAGTAGGTGTGATAGTAACTTCTCCGTAGTTTACGCTAGTCTTGTCAGCATCAACTGCAACAAGAGCGTCTAGGTCTGCTTTCTCTCCGATTAAAACCTGAGTCAATCCGCCAACGGGAAGGTCAGTACAAGAGAAAGAAATACCTGAAAGATTTACATTACAAGCCATTTTTTTATGTCTTTAGGTTAGTTTAGGAGAGAGCACTAAGCTCTCCCCCTCACTGTTAATTTAATTGATTAGGCGCGGTCTTTACCGTAAACGATTTCCTCAGACTTCAAGTAAGAGAAACCTAACTTGAACTGACCCCATACTTTATCAGAAGACAATTCAGCTTCGTACTTCATATCGATAGCTTTAACGTCGTTGTAGTCGTCAGTAAGCATTACGATGTTGTCAGGAGCAGAAACGAGAACCTCGTTAGCAGCCATTGACGGGAAGTGGATAATCTCCATACCTAAGTATTGTGGGATAGCTCCTTCGATGATACCTTGTGGAGTAGTCGTGAACTTGTCAGCGATAGCCAATTGGTAAGCTTGGTAAGCAGCAGTACCCATAAAGAATGCAGGACGGTAAGCACGGTCAGCATCTCCGAAGATAGCAGAAAGCATTACAGGACTCATTGCTTCGTAAGAAGCCTCAAGAACACCTAAGATGTTAGCTTTAGCGATAGTCGCAACGTTAGTATCCAAAGCGATAACGTTTCCGTCAGCGTCTAATTCAGTAACTAATTTAGTAGCAGCAAGCTCAAGAGCTTTTTGTGCAGACAATTTTGCGAAGTAATCGAATACCCAATCCTTGAACTCAGCGTCCATAGTCTCAGCATTGTGCTGACCTTTCTTAAGCATCAAACCACGGTAAGAAGACTCAAGAGCATCTTTACAGTTAAGGAATGACCACTTGTAAGTGTCAACGCTCATTTCTTTCTCACCGATAGTCGCAGTTGACTGAGGGTCCCAAGCACAGATATCTGTACCGAAAGTTAAAGCAGCATCAAAGATAGGAACATTTACTTTGTTCTTTACACCGTCAACCAAACGGAAGCGGTTTAATACACCTGCACTCTTTACCATAGTGTCGATAAAAGTATCAGGACGTCTGTCGCCGTAAGGCAAATTTGAAATAGATAAACTCATTTTGTTTTTGTTTAGAGTAATATTATTGTTAATTGATTATTTGAAACGTGAAAAGAAATCGTTAACTAAGTTAACTTTCTCAGGAGTGATTCCGTTGAACTCAAGAACGGTGTTTGGCTCTTCTGCAACTTCTTCTTCATTTTGAAGTGCTGCAAATTCTTCCTCAACCTTTTCTTCGTTAACTTCTTCTTCCGCAGAAAACTCTTCCTCTACTGTTTCTTCTACAACTGTCTCGTCAACGACTGACAGCTCTTCTTCTACAACCTCAGCAACTTCCTCTTGAACCTCTTCAGCAACAACCTCAGGAGCAGCTTCTTCAGCTACCTCTTCAATTGCTTCCTCTACGTTCAACTCGATAGAAACCTCTTCTGTAGTCTCGACAACCTCCTCTACAGGAGCGTTGAAGTTCTCTAGTTGTGCAACGAACTCAGCGTTCTGAGCCTCTAAAGCCTCAATACGCGTAATCATTTTGCCCAACTCCATACCAAATGAAAATTCGTTCATTTCTTCTTCGTGTTTAGTTAGTTCTATATTCGCTTCAATCTCGATAGAGAATCCATTGACCTCTCCGTCCTTGATAGCGTTGAATAATTCGTCAGACTCAATCTTAGTCTTTACGAATACTGTTCCGTTTGGAAGGTCGTAACCATAGTCCTTAGACTTATCGTTATCGGACTCTTTCATCCAAACTTCTAGCATAGTCACATCGTGCGTGTCGTACGAGTGGTGTATGCCGAATGAGTTCCAAAGTCCATCCTTACTATACTTATACATTATCTCTTGGATAATCTCTTCAGTAAATTGAACGTTGTAATAACCTTTCTCAGGAGAATGTCTGAGTATAGGTTTGTTAGGAATCATAATAGGGCCTACTACTTCTTTCTTCTCAGAGTTAGCAAACTCTAACTTAGGAGCTTCTTGCTCGCTGAAGTAAAGGAAGTTCTCTTCGATAGCAGGCTTGTCTACTAGTGATATTTTATACATACCCTCTACGAAGTCGTCTAGAGTAATGTTGAATAATGGTAGTTCGTTCATATCGTTAAATTCTTGCTCACTCATACTGTTACGTAATGACTCAGCTTTTTTGATTGCCCAATTAACTCCTGACGTTCCGCCCCAACCTAACCAAGCTACGTAGCCGCGGTCTTTCCACGGAGTGCTCTTATACTTAGGGTCGATAGTCGCGTTCTTTTGGTGGCGCTTAAATGCAGCCATACGAGCAATCGTCTTGTAGGAGAGTTTTTCATTGCTAGCCAATTGGTTTGCGCGAGTCCAACCCACAGAGGTCATTCCCTTAACTTCCTTGCCGTACTTCTTCTTCCAAGCCAATACTTTCTTAGCGTTGTTAGAAGCGGATTCAGGATAGTCGTTATAGGTAGCCATTAATATATCTCTCTTTTTATAATTTACGAATTAATCTATTAACCCTTCGACAGTTAAATAAGCAAAGTCTCCGTATACTTGACCTTTCGCACTCTTGACGTATATCGTGTTGTTAGTCACGTTTGCCGCAGTTAAAGTCTGCATAAAGAAGTCTAGGTTGGATAGGCTAGATGTAGGCACAACCATATCAAACTCCACAGTGGGTAGGTTAGCTGTTTTAAGCCCTTCTCCTGCACTATAAAGGTCATAGTAGTCTGTAGTGTTACCTGACTCATCTTCTGCTCTTAAATCGAATCCTGAGGGGCTTATGTGGGTCATCTCTCCGTTGAATACGAAATGCGCGTCGCTGCCGCTAAGTTCATTGAACCCTATACTACCTCTTGAGTAGGTTCTCTCTGTAGCCGTCTTCATAGCTCCTGAGAAATCCTCGTCAGGGTTAAATACTATGAATGGGTGCAACAACCAAGTCTTGTAGTTAGGAGCTTTCACGTACCCGAATCTAAACCCTACCTCGTCGTTCTGAGAGAATATGTTTTTAGCTAGTCCTAGTTGCTCTTCGCTAAACGCTCCTGAAGTAAGGTTCTCAGGGCGCTCGTTAGCTTCCCCGCTACAAAGCGACTTGTAGAATACAGCAGACTCTAGTTTAATCTCTAAGTCCTCGATACCCTCGCTATTTATCTCTTGAGTTGTAGAGCCTGTGGTAACACCGTCTCTATCCTCGTCGTCAAAGTATCTGTCATAGTTCTCGTTAGATAGCGTTAGGTTCTTAATCTTGCTCCCACCCTTGACAACCTTGAAAGAGTTAGAGTCGTCAATCATAGTAGAAATGTCCTGACTGCCTGACCTAACTATGTGTAGAGGGTCTACACGTAAAACGTTTGTATTACCAACCGAGTCGTACTCGTAGAACATACCGCAGTTAAACCTCTTGCTTATCTTAAGTAGAACGTCGTATATAGTATCTTTTGTTGTCTGAGCTATAGAATCCTTTATAACTATTTTGTCTTCCTCTTGGTGAGGCAGGAAGTCTTCGTTCGCTAGGAACGTGACAGCTAACTCCTGAGCTTCGCTTATAGTAGATATTCTAGTAATAAGTTTCTTTAGGTCAAAGAAGTCAAAGTCAATCCAAGGCGGAGTAGTTCCGTCACCTGTTCTCATAGGTTTGTTAGTACTTGTTACGGGGTCTATGTATACGGTGTCAATAAAGTCCGTTATAACTCTAGCCTGAAGAACTCCGTCAACAGGTTCTAGGAAATAGTTTATAGAGTATCTAGAGCCGCCGTTCACGAACACGTCCACATCTGTAGGGAAGTATACATCTACATCAGAGAAAGTAAGCACGTCTCTAATGCCTAAAGAAGTGTTGTTCCAAGCTACTACGATGTCATCGTTCTCTGTGTAGTAGTCGCCCTGAGCTGTAGCGTCGCTCTTGTTAGAGCCACCTGTGTAGTCCCTACCTGAAGGTCTTAGTCTTAGGTCGTCTCCGTTAGAGTCCTGCAAAGCAATCTTCTTAATCATCATACCATCCTCGTAGATACCCACGTTGAATGCGAACTCCATTGTTGTGAGAGAGTTGTCGGACTGTATATCTACAACCAATCCATCGTCCTTAACGACAGGAACCTCTAGCTTAAGACCTGATATATTGACAGGTAATGTAGGGTTTCCGTTAAGCCTAAGATTGGCGTTATAAGAAACCTTGGGGCAAAACCAACCTCTAACAGATTGGTTAACATCTGTAGGGTATGAAGTCATCTGCTTCTTAACACCGAACTCTCTTTGTTGGTAAGATGTTGAGGTAACGCCACCCGCGTTTCCGTGTATCTCCATATTGCCCCAATAAGAAGTTCTAAACCACTTTTCTTCAGTATCTGCTGAGCCACCGTTGTTGTATCTGAAGCTAACCTCTGTCCCGTTCATATACTGCATAGAGGAGTTAGTACCTGCCCACGCTAATGCTTGGTTAAGTGTGAACGTTCTAGTGTTAACGCTTTGCTTCGCTAGTAAGTGTGCTGAGTTGGTAAACCTTAGCTTGTCAGGGTGGAAGTCTGCATCGTGTGGTGCGCCATCAAACGCTCCTATAGCAAACAGCTTAGAGTCAACCCTAACAGGGAATCCCGCAGTGCTTAGGTAGTCTCCTACATACTCTAGGAACTTCTGTACAGAGAACGCGGGGATAAGACCGCATCTCTTTATGCCTGTTCCGTATTCTAGGAACTGACGCTGAGGGTACTTATACTTCTCTAGGTCGTTATTCATATCCACGTAAGGGAAAACGATAGCAGCGTTGCTGTCAGGCTCAACTCCTACCTGACCTCTCTGACCGAATATGAAAGCATTAGTCTCTGTGTAGTTAGTGAACTTCTTGAGTGTCAGGCTAGTATCAGTATACTTGGCTTGGTCGTAAAGCTCAGACATATTTACCTCTTTAATCTTAGATAGATAATAAGACAGTTGGTCTTTAAGCTCTATAGATATATAAGGCTCTCCGCTGTTATACTCCATACTAGATACATTGAGTATGCCCGTCAGTATACTTACAGAGGCTCCGAATATACGTAGCTCAAAAAAGAAGTCATCAGTGGGGTAGTCAGCCGAGTCAGAGCTAAACGGGTTAAAGTCTACTCTGTTGGCCGACATATTATTTGTCGTAAGGGGCAATTTCATAGACGTGCTGAACGGCAACTTAATCTTATCTAAAGACAAACTGTCGTAGAAGTCTATGTCGTAGTCCAACTGTTGGTCGGGAAATAGGTCTAGTGTGTAGAAGTCTGTACCGTTTCTACTTATACTTAGTGCAAAATCTACCATATTATTTTTTAGCTACTTTAAATTCAAATGAACGTGCAAACTTGTTGTTGATAGTGTTGAGCGATTCCGTTGTTGGCGAAACCGAGTAAGCCCAATTGTTACACGTATCTATAAACACGATACCGCTATCCTCTACAGTTGTTACACCTGTATGGAATAATAAGCTCTCTATGTCTGCGCGACGACCTCTGTGTATAGGGGTCTTTATTGTGTAGTCTACATTTGAGTAGTAGGGAATATGAGCATTGCTGTAAGTAGCGTTACTTATTTCCGATTGTAATGTGTAAACAGGAACTTTCATAAGGTCATTACCCTCGTAAGAGTACATAGTACCCCCTGAGATGACTTCTCCTGTATAAACTCTAGGGTCATAGTATACTTTGTCCGAATCACCATTGTAAATCCCGTAGAGGCCCTTTATTTGCCCCGCAACGTTCCATTCGATACGCACAGGCGTTCCGTTATCGTAGACAGCTACACCTGTAACGGTGTTGTCTAAGTCTAGCTCACCAACTGTGTTATTAGTACAGTTTAAGTTGACACTGTTGCCGTAGCCTTTTCTGAATTTGTAATCCATAATTATACTCTGTCGTTATTGTTACGTATACTTCTTTCTCTGCTGTCTGTTCTGAGGTCTGCGCTAGACACAAACGCTCTAGTAGGTTTCTTAAGCTCGTCGTTGGTAGCTGCAACACCTTCGGCTATTACCTTAAGGTATTCAACACCTAACTCGCCCTGCATACCTATAACCTCACCGCCCTGAGCAAACTTGCGAGTGCCTTGGATTGCTGAGGTTCTACCTGAGCTGTTTATTCTATCTAGCAGCTCTCTATGCATAGATGCGCTACGCTTGTTAATGATATACTCACCACCTTCCATCTCGTAACCACCTCTGCCTTGAACAGTAAACGGAACACCGCCTTCCGCGTGACTAGGGCCTGATACCATACCACCATCCTCGAACTTCTTAGGGAAGAACTGACGTTGGTCGATAGCCGCTACGCGAGCGCCTGTAGAAGCTGCAATAGCTGCTAAGGATAACCCCGCTCTAACCTGAGCTGTTATAGGCTCACCCGTCTTCCAAGCGTTTACAACAGCAATAGCCGCCGCCTCTAGTCCTTCAGCCACAGCACTCTGCTTGTCTTGCTTTTTCTGAGCGTCAAATATCTTTTGGTTCACAGCGTTCTCTTCAGCTAACTGAGCTTTCTTAAGCTCCTTCTGCTTAACACGGAACTGACTCTCTGTAATCAGTTGGTTGTTCAAAGAGGACTTCAATATCTCTTCTTCTATAGAGTATCTTTCTTTAATAACGTCTAGCTCTGACTTAGCTTCGTTTATAACGTTGTCGAGTCTCTCCTGAGCAAAGGCGTCGTATATCTCTCCCGTCTCTCCTAGTATAGATGTGAGGTCTTCCTTTACAGCTTTCTCTAGCTCTTCAGCTCTCTTAGCTGCAACAGCCTCTGCACTATCACCTATAATCTCTTCAGCATCCACTCCTAGAAGTCGGCCTAGCAATGTGTCCTTAGCTTGGAACTTCTTCTTAGGGTCTAACTCTACATTGTCTAGTGCTTTACCAAGTTGGTCTGCTTGCTCTTGAGTAAGCTCGTTAGTAGCAACTAAAGACGCTAGTCCTTGTTTTACTACGTCTTTGTTCTTAGCTATAGACTCGTTAACCCTGTCGTTGTACTCGTCCACAGTTATTACACCGTCTTTTAGTAGCTTGCCTAATTCCTTAACGTCTTCTTTAACTTCTGTTGTAAGACCCTTTAAGAAGCCTTCGAATATATCAACGCTCTCCTCACCTGTTACAGTTCCTAGTTTAGTCCAAGAGTCTATAGTGTTCTCGATAGACACCTTGTTAGAGTATAGCGCAGCATCTACCTTAGACAATCCTTCAGCGGCCTCTCTGTTGACAGTAGCTACAGTCTGACTGTACTCCACCTCTATATCGTTTCTCTCCTCAGCAGTCTTAGCAGCCTGAAGCTCGAAAGCTCTTCTGTCGGCCAACTCCTGAAGCCTCTCGTCACGCATAATCTTGTAATGCTCTAGGTCAAACCTAGCCTTTGACTGACCACCCTTGTTAACAGCTCTCTCTGTGTTAGCTGTGTTTTCTATAACCTCTTCCAAGTCTTCGTATAACTTTATACGTCTCTCGTACAGCTTGTTAGAGTCTAAGTCGTTAGAGTTCGCGAGTAATTGAGTAGACTCGGCTATACGTCTCTGCACTAGGGCCAAAGCATTAGCCTTGTCTTCTTCAGTCATCTTACCTTGAAGTGCTAGGCTGTTCAAATCCTCTTGAATCTCAACCGTGTCCGCGTAGGTAGCGTTCATAGCGTCAGCAGTAATCTTAGCCTTGGTATCCTCGTTAGCTCTCTCAGCCGCCAATCCAACTATACCTTCTAGCAATAGACCTGCGTCCTTACTTAGTTCGTTGCTCTGTGCCTGTAAGAAATTAGAGAATGTCAATTGCTCGTCCTTCGCTTTAGCTGTAATGAACTGTGACTTAAGTAGTAAAATTCTATTCTCGTCAAGCTCGCTACCCTCTCTTAAGAACTGAACCTCTGCTTCAAGAGCGTCTTCTCTCGAAACGCCTTCTGTTTCTTGTTTGTAGCTTATTAATGATTTAGTAAGGTCATCAAACGCTTCTTTACCTGTTTCAGTTGCGTTGGATAGTGTTTTATATGCTCTAGCCTGACCTGCAACCTCAGGGTCTAGTCTCTCTATAAGCTCTATAAAGAACTCTGTATTAGTTATCCAAGCACCTAGTCTAGTGGATGCCTTGTCGTAGGCAGACGCCAAAAGGTCTATCTGACCCTGAGTAGAACCCATTTGCTTAGCGTTAGCAAACAATAGTCTGTCGTGGTCTTCTAGCTCTTCGTTAAGTCTCTTCACCTCGTCGTACTGAGTAGCGAATGTAACGGCAGCAGCAGCGCCCCTCTTTGTAAACTGCTCGGTAGCGTCAGCGACAGATATACCATTAGCTGCTAACTCTTCCATAAACTCATTGAAAGGCACACCCGCCTTTTGAGACTCTATAAGTATAGTTCTAAGACCTGTACCCGCTTTAGATGCGCTAAATCCGTTATTAGCTAATACACCTAACAAAGATGCTGTCTCTCCAAAGGTTAGTCCTGCTTGTCTAGCGATAGGTCCTACATACTGCATAGCAGTAGCCAAGTCACCCATATTAAGTGCCGACTCGTTTACAGCTCCAACAATCTCGTTAGCCGTTATGTTTGCTTGGTCTGATGTTAAACCGAATTGGTTTTGTATTTTCTGTAAAGCCTCTGCGGTAGCCGCACCTGAAGTACCTAGTGCCTGAGACAATAGCGCTATAGGCTTAGTAAGGTTACTTATATCGTCTATGCTTACACCTAACTTAGCTAGTTCCTTCTGTAGACCGACAACCTCAATAGCCGTTAGAGAGGTAGCACCTGCGGTGTCTTCTGCTACCTTCTTTAGCTTCTCCATCTCTTCTGCGGTAAGTCCTGCTACAGCACCAACGTCTGCGATAGCTTTCTCTAGTGCAATTGCTCTCTTAGCTGACTTTATAAACAGCTCGTTCAAAAGAGACATACCTGCCGCAATACCTGCGGAAGCAAATAGGTACTTACCTAATACAGTCATTCTCTTGAATAGACCACCTAAAGCACCACTGCTTTTCTTAGCAGCTATAACACTCTTGCCTTGGGTAGCGTTCCAACGCTTCTGCGCTTGAGTACCCGCGTCCACAGAACTCTTGTGCTGTCTGTTGTCCTTGTTTAGCTTCTGTTGTGCAACCGCTAGTTTATTAGCAGCTTTCTCGCCTTTCTTAAGCTCCTCGTTCAGCGCTCTCTGCTTTGTCTTGTATTCAGTCGTGCCCTTATCGAGCTTTGACATCTCAAGTTGTAGCTTTGCTACCTTTGCTGAAATACCGTCTAGATTAGCGGCTAATTGTTTTGTTGTTTGAGCCATTATAGTTGTATCATTTTAAGTATTGACCTCTCGATAGATGTAGCGTACAGAAACTCTAGTCTCTTAGACGCCTTAGCAATACCCTTTCTTAATGTAGGGGCAACTCCTGTTCTCTTGTCGAAGAATGCGTCCGCAAACTTAGTCTTCTTTATTCCTTCTTGTTGTTGCTTGAGTGCTATCGCAAATGCAACCTTCTTTATATTCTTATGAGATACGTCTGAGAACTCGCCCTGACCCTTCTTAGCCTCTATCCATTTCGCTATTGCGTTTACAGGTGGAAACCACTTCTTACCGCTTGCGAATGCTTGAGATAGGTTCTGATACTTACCGTTTAGTCCGTATCTAACCCTTACTGTTACGTTGCTTACCATATACTCTTCGCTAGGAAGTTTAACAGCACTAACTATGACAGCATCCTTTCTAATCAACCACCTGTCGTCTGCGAAAGGCGTTATACTCCTAGTTCTCCTAGGCTCTACTAGCTTTCCTGTTGCTACGTGGCCCTCCTGCTTTGCTCTGTTTATTATCCTAGCTACTATCTGAGCCTTCTTAAACTCCTTGCCTACAGCGGCTACGATTATTACCTTAGCCCTGTTTTTAAACTGACCTATGCTAGCCATTAAAGAGTTACCTCACCCATTGCTAGTTCACCGCTCATACCCCTGCCGAACTGTGCCGTTGCAGAGCCTATGGTAGCCACTAAGTCTCCTGAGGCGTCCCAATTGCCTTGTATGTCTACGTCACCGAAAACAACGCTCCAACCTTCTTGTTGTAAGTAGTCTTGCAACTGACTCATAACAAAAAGGTTTTCCTCTACGGTAGAACTGTTACCGTAAAGTCCATTAGGAGATTTGTCTATAATAGCGATAACGTATTCAACGTCATAGACAGGACGACCGTCCTCGTTGTCTAGATTTGCAGACAGCATAGAGACTAGCAGAGTCTTTACATCAAACACCATATTGTCTAACTCAGCTTCACCACTAATAAACTTAACGGAATCAATCATACGGTGTTCGTCCGCGAAATTCTTCAAGTCTTTAGAGAATGTCGAAATGTAGTTATTCATAAGGTGTGTCTTTTTATAATTTACGAATTATTTTATCTTGGACAGTGCCTGTTGCTTGCGTTGCTCAGCCTCTTCAATCTTGCGTTTCTGCGATAAGTAGCTCATCTCAGGTAACACCTCTTTCATAGGTAGCATATATATCTCGTTGTACTTTGTTATATCCTCGTTCGCTAGCATACGAACTAGCGAGTAGTAATACCACTGCTGATGAAAATTAGGTCCGTCGTCAGGTACAGTTCCTTCGTCGTCGTCTTCAGACTCTTCTTTTGGGTCGTAGAAGACACCTGAGTAGTCCTGAAACATAGTTTTATTCCTACGGTTAACAAACCTATTAAGAACATAGTAGACTTCCCTGAGGTCGTACGACAGTATGTCTTCTTCGTTAGCTATCTCCTTGTGTCCGTCTTCGTTATCGAATATAATGTCTTCAGCGGGTCTTATAAGCAGCTTCGCTAGCTCTAGGTCTGCGGTGTGGTTGTTTATACCCGCCTTACCCGTGAGTATCTGCTCGACCATAATGAACTGACCGAATACCATCTCTTCAACTCCGTAGTATATCCTCTTTTTAAACGTAGGCTTCTTTACATTCTCGTTGACAGGGTAGGAATCTTTTATGTCGTTAAAGAACAGCTCTACGCCTATAGGGTCTAAGTCCTTGTAGAACAGCTCCATACTACCGTCTGCCTCTAGGACTTTCTGTATGCTTATATGTTTTTGTAGTGTTATCATAAGAACATTGTTACACCTCCGTCTTGCTCTTCGAATGCACAGTACGCTGCAATAGCGAGGGACATAACCATATCATCGTGCTTACCCTCTGTGTTTTGGAATTGTAGATTGCCTGTGATAGCGTTACGCTTAGACTTAAAGTCATAAAGTTCTTTGAGTAGCTCATTGTTTCTAGGTATCTGTATCTTTCTATCCTCGAACAGCTTGACTAGATTACGTATCATATCAGGCTTACTCTTAGCGGTTGTAAGGAAAGGTATCATCTTATACATATCCTCAGCTTCTGTAAGGTCGTCAAACAGTAAGTCGTTGTTGTTAACCTCGAAGTAACAGGCCGCTAGCTTGTCGTCGTGCTTAAAGTAAAAGTCACGGATACGCTGCTTAAAGTCCTGATAGTCAAGGTCTTCCTCTTTGTAGTTGAATCTGTGTATGTCAATAACCTTGAAATCCTCAGTCATTGCAGTCATCACAGTGTAATCCTGAGCCACCCCGATATCCATTCCGATGTACACGCGCTCGTAGTCTGTAACAATCTCGTCGCTCATTGAGCTTTCCATATTGCTAAACAACACCCCTGCGCTTACAGGTAGACACATATACTCTTGGTCGAACTGTGATTTAGTCATAGACTTCTTAACACCCATAACAACCTTAGTCACCTCAGGGTCGTGTAGGTCTAGGTATGTACGCTTAATAGACTTCATATCTTCCCACACCTCTGAGTCCTGTCCCTGAGTGAACCAATCGTAGAACCAATTAGGACCGTTAAAGGTACTCGCTGCAATCACACGCCCGTTTGTACGCGTAATCATAGGAAGTAGTACAGCATTAATGAGGTCTAGCTTCATATACGCCGCCTCATCCAAATATATCATATCTAGGGTAGCACCACGCAGGTTATCCCCTGAATCCGCAGACTTAAACTTCAAGAAGCTCCCGTTGTGGAAGTATATCTCGTTGTTCTTTCTATCAAACCTAACAATGATTTGGTTGAATAGCTCTTGGTGTGCAGAGAACATAGATTCGATGTCCTTCATTACCTTATTGGACTGCGCCTGAATAGGTGATACAAACCATACACGCTGTTTAGGTGTGTTTAGGCAACGCATTACTGCGTCGTTCTGCATAAAGTATGTCTTACCTGTCTGACGTCCCGCAACAAGTACAGATATAAGTGGCTTGTCTTCGTTTACCAACCTGTGGAAATCTACCTGAGGCTGTGTAGGTGTATATAGTTTTAACTTCATCGTGAGAATTAAGACCCCTGAGAGACGTTTTAAGAGCCTCTAGGGGTATTTGTGGTATCAGTGTATTGTTTGGACTGAGATAAGCCCTTAGAGAGCGTCTATGTCAATGTAACCGTCTTCGTCGTTTGCAGGTGCTGTCAAGTCGATAGTAGCAGTAACGTCTAGTTTAGTCTGCTTAACCTCTTTAGGAGCGTTATGGCCCTGCATAGAGTTCATTATCTTGATAGCTTCCATAGCAACCTTCATATCACCGTTAGATATAGCGAGGTCGCGTATAGTAATTAGCTTGTTGAGGTTCATTCCCTTTGCTGCCTCTATAGACTTCTGCTCAGAGTCCACTAGCTTCATAAGCTCTGTGTGGAATGCCGTCCCTACGTTTCTGCGGTCACGATAGTAAGATGTATAGTTCATCTCACGGCTAATAGCCGCTGCATTGTCTAGGCCTTCTTCTGCAACGCGCGTGATAAACTCCTGCTGCTTTCCTGACAGCTCAGAGCCACGCCCTACAACTACCTTACCTTTCTTGTCTCTGTTACCGTTCTTCATTTTAATTCTGTTGTGGTTTGTAGTACATCTTGTAATGCTCGTCTGCGCCGTCTGATACCTCACGTATAAGCACGGTATCTCTACGTGTGTAGTCTAGGTTGTTATGGAATATAACTATCTCTTGACCGTCCTCTAGTGTGTAAGCTTCCGTGAACCGAGCACTAGTTAAGAAGTCAGCTATCAAATCAAACTCGTAAAAGCTAGAAGTCATCACTGTTGTGTTTCTAATCTCTGTGCCTAGGCTACCAAAGCCTATAGTATCTGTTGGTGATAATGTAATTGCGGCTGCTAGTAATAAACTTGTCATATTATTTTCTTCTAATTATATTCTTACTCAACTCCTCTTGTGTCAGTTTGTAGATAGGTGCGTTGTGCAATCCTAACTTACCTGTAAACTCAATCTCTTTATAAGACCACCGATACAGGTCGCTGTGATACAGCTTCCATACGTTAGCCTTCACACGTTGGATACACGACCCGCAGAAAGTATTAGGGTTCTCCACCTTTAAGATGTAAGGACTCTTACCATACCACTTGTTGTGTAGCGCAAACATCGCGGCCTTAGTTTCTCCCTTTGGTATACCGTTACCTAAGATACCTAAATACATTTCCTTGTTTGTCATTACTGTCTCTTTTTATAATGTACGAATTTTGAGTAAGGTGCATTCATTCTCATACACACCTCAAGTCTATCCTACGTGTCAGGTGTGCCTATACTATAAGTTATACTACAGTATATACTCTCCTAACTCAGTATACTACCTGAGTATTATACTCAGTTACTATACCGTTATTATATTTACGAATTAAGTTAGTAACCTGATATACTATAAGTTAGCACTTAAGCACACTCACGTTGTTCGGGTAGCTTATGACAGTAGTGCAGTATAGTAGTCGACTCGCTTTAGGCTCGTCTAGAGGTGCAAACCCCGTCCCCCGCTTTTTACCCCGCCCATTCAGAGAGGCTTGGTTAACCCAATATCAAAACATTTACGGTCATTCCCTCTCACGTCACTATTGACAGGGGTTCACGGTC